TCAGCCCGAGTTGGCGCAGGATTTTTTGAGGTAGGTATCCAGGCGATTGATCTTTTTCTTTTTAAATTTTTTATCGAGAGCGGTGTAGATGCCCAGCGTGACCGAGATGTCCTTGTGGCCCATCTGATCGCGGGCGGTCATGACGTCCACGCCGGCGAAGTACATCAGGGTGCAGAAGGTATGGCGGAGCTGGTGCGGGGTAAAGGTGTCGATGAGCATGGGCAGGCCGCCTGGCCGATTTTTATTTTGCTGGCCGTCGTAGCCGTACTTGACGTTAAGGTCGCGCATGTAACTCTCCCACAGGCGCTTCCAGCCCTGCTCAGTCATCTGCCGGCCTTTGGGATTGTGGAGCACGTAGAGGCAGCCGTCCTGCTGGGTGCGGAGATAATCGACGAGGACCTTGGGGATACTGACGACGCGGACGCCGGCAGGCGTCTTGGGGATCTTGACCTTTTTGGCGCGGAAGTCGTAGCCCTTGCTGACCGTGATGGTGGCGTCGTCGAGGTCGATGTCCGCCCAGGTGAGGGCGGTGGCCTCGCTGCGGCGGAGGCCGGAGTAGAGCAGGAGCATGGCAGCTCGCTGGGCGGTGTGGGGCGTCTCACGGATCCAGCGCTGCTGCGCCTCGGTGATGGGGTCGCGGGGCTCCGACGCGGCCCCGGCGGGGGCAATGGTCTTGATCAGAGGGTTATACATCACGATCTCCGGGATGGCGAGGTTATACGCCGCCTTGGCGCTGCCGCGAAGGTTGGTGAGGGTAAAGTGGGAGAGGGGCGGCTTGCCGTCGTGCCAGCCGGCCAGCGTGTTGAGCACCTGCTGGAAGTCGGACGCGCGAAGCTCAGAGGCCGGGACGGCCACCAGATCGCCCCAGTGGGCTTTATTGGTGGCCAGCCGGTCAATGCTTTTTTGGCTGATGCCCTTTGCCTTTTTGGACGCGATGAGATTATCGTACAGGGTGCCTAAGGTGGCTTCGGCCTGCTGAGGATCCATGCCCTTGCCGATGGCAGCGCGATACGCTTCGGCAGCAGCGCGGGCCTCGCGCTCCGTGGAGCCGTAAAAGGACTTAAACTTTTTGCTGCCATCGTCCGCTTTGCCCAGATAGATACGGTAGCGGTAGCGGCCGTCAGAACCTTTTTTATTTTTGGCCATAAAAACTCCTTGCTGACTTGCTTGCCGATGCACATGAGGTATGGTATACTGGATGTGTCAGCAGGCGAAGAGTCATTGACTACGTTGTTTTTCTCCGACATTGCACCCCCATGCGCGCCCGGCGGCCTTTATCGTACAAGGCTGCCGGGATTTTTTCTTTTTTGTGGTCAATGCAGATGCGGGATGGTATAATAAAAAGATTTGAGAAAGACTTTACATTCAGAGGGTGATTGCATATAATAGAATTGCAAAGAGGATTTTGCAGCTTTGCACGTTCAAAAAACGAAGGAGGTCTTTTGGATGGCGACAAAGAGTATTACAAAAAATGTGGTGATACGCACAAAACCGCTTGCACGGAACTTTGTGAGAGCACTGGAAAACGCCGAAGGAAAGAGCAGCAAGACCGTTGTTGTGGACAAGACCGTTCATGAGATAAAGGGCGATACGCTGCGTGAGATGTTTGAAAAGAAATGACAGGATACGGACTTGTAAACCTGAAAGAAATGATTCAAGAAGTTGGAGAGGAACGCACAAAAGAAGTCCTCTCCACTTTTTCATGCCCACTGAATAAAGATGTAGAATACTTTTTGCATTCCAAAGCCATTGAATTTGCAAAGCAGGGAATCGCTCAGACACAGCTGGTGTTTACTTCCTATAAAGGAGAGCCAGTGCTGGTAGGCTATTTCACTTTGTCTAACAAGGTGCTGGAAATTCCCCGGAAGAGCGTAAGCAAAACAATGGCAAAGAAGGTCAACCGATTTGCGATGACAAGGGATATTCCATATGCTATGAATGACAACTACATGATTTCGGCACCGCTGATTGGACAGCTGGGAAAGAACTTTGCAAATGAGTACAACAAATTGATTCCCGGAGATGTGCTGCTGAAGCTTGCAACAGATAAGGTGCGGGCGATTCAGGCTGTGCTTGGAGGCAAGTTTGTTTACTTAGAGTGTGAAGACAAGAAAAGCCTGACGGATTTCTACTCCGAAAATGGCTTTGTCATTTTCGGAAAACGAAATCTTGACCGCGATGAACGGGATATGCAGTCCGGTCAGTACCTGCTGCAACTCCTGAAATATTTGGGATAAAGCCATATACGGCCTTGCACGAACGCCCCCGCTGGTGGAAACACTGGCGAGGGCGTTAGGTTTATGAATCGGCGCGCAGGAGGTCGGCGGGTCTGATGTGCAGGATGTCGCAGAGTGCAAAGAGATTATCGATTTTGGGCTGGCCTGCGCCTCGCTCATAATAGCCGATCGTGCCGATGGTGACACCAAGCTTCTCCGCAAGTTCCAGCTGCGTCAGCCCGGCGGCCTGCCGTGCCTCGCGGATGATACGGGCGGATTCGGGATGGGGGCGGGTGGACATAAATAAGTACCTCAATTCAATTCGACAGTAAGGTCTGTAAGATAACAATGCTTGCAGACAAAACCGATAAATGATACAATAAAGTCAAACAAGTTCGCGGATGGCGCCTATAATAGAAGCGGTATTCCAGCCTACTACACGAGTTGCTTTGACGCGCAGATCGGCAGGCATAACAGAACTGCCCCGTGGCATAATAGCAATGACGGGCTTTCCCATTCGGAGAGCCTCATCTACCTCGTATTTCATCCAATCGTGATAGAGCGTATACATACCACCGATAACAAGGACGACCTGTGCTCTTTGGATTTTGGCGGTAATAGCCTGCGCGATTTCATGGGAAGATGCGTGGGAGCTGGAAAGTGCAAGGGGCTTTTCTTTTGGAGCGGAGTAGTTATAATAAGAAAACCAAGGAGAAGAGTTCAAGAGACTCACAAGGCGGTCATATTCATCGCCGTATCTCCATGCGTGACTGATAAAAATGCGATAATCGTACAAAGCAGGCATCTTATACATCCTTTCTTATTCAGGAGAATATTATGAAATTCCAGAAAAAACCGGTCATTATTGACGCATACCAGACAGACAAAGATGTGTATATCGACACATTGGAGGGCGTGATGCACGCCTCGCCGGGCGACTGGATCATTACCGGGGTCAATGGAGAAAAATATCCTTGCAAGCCAGATATTTTTGAAAAGACTTACGAAGCAGTCCCTGACTGAGCTTTGTCCTTTTCCGTGACTGGCTTCGCATTGGAGGATTTCCATTTGCTGCCCTCAGAGGAGAGCAGGTTTTCGATATTGTGAACGAACAACTGCTCTTTCGTTTCATCTGCTCCATAAGGGAAGGCATTCATCAGGTAGAGACTTTTTTCGTGCTTCAAGGCCTCACAGGCAGCGCGGTATTCTATCCAGTTTTCATGATAGCGATAAAGGCGCTCGACGCCTTCAATGATGGCAATCACGGCGCCTAATACACCTATTATCAAGGCCATTGCGGGGCATCCGACAGTATAACCAGAAAACAGAGGAATCGCTGCGGCGATGACAGGCTCTGCCAGTTGCAAGCGCTTATAGCGTTTCTGTGCCTGCTGCGATTTTCTGTCATACCAGTTGATCTGGTCGTCCAAGCGATTTTTAATATAACTGTTGATGTTACCGGACTCAATTTCCGGAGGCGTATAATCTGGATCTTTTTGTTTCCGCTTCAACATATTCTATCGTCCATTTTCTATCCTCGGCACATTCGTGTCGGGGATTTTTTTATTTATGCTTCCTTTGCGTCCCCGCTGGTGGAAACACTGGCGGGGGCGTTTTGAGGGGCGGAGATAAATGAGTGCCTTGATTCAAAATTATTTAATCTCCGAAAAAGGCAATGAGAAGATAAATTACAAGAAGCACCGAAAGGCAACCACAGCCTTGAGCAGTTGCTCGCGCTGTTGCAGAATCTCTTTCGTTAGAGGTTGAAGGAACAGTTTTATCAACTTGAGAAATTATTACAGGCGAATTGGGATTAGTTAGAGCAGAATATAGTAACTTTGCGGAAGTTCTTGTTATGAATTTTTCATCGGTTCCGTATTCTATTGCGGAAGAAATAGCGCCGGTAATCATAGATGGATTAGAAGGGAAGAGCAAGAAAAGAAGATATAAAACGTGGTACCAAGCAAAAACATCGGGTGGTGTAGATAATTCTAGGCCAAAAGCGTTTGGCGAACTGATGCGGGGCGAGTACAACCGGGAGTTTGGCGAGATGATCGTGCAGGCCACCCAGAAAGCCTACGACAGCATCCTGAACGAGCAGGGGCCGGTGGGGCGTATCCTGAACGCGCTGGGCCAGAAGTACGGCACGGTCCCCGGCGACTACGAGGCGTTGGCCGCTGCGGTGGAGGGCGGCGTCGTGAAGGACGACGCCTACTACGAAGACATGGCCATGAAGAAGGGCATCAGTGTCCAGCTGGCCAAGGAGATGGACGCGCTGGAAAGCGAGAACGCCAAGCAC